CTAATCTTCAGTTATAAATTGCTTGGCAAAATCAAATATTGGTAAGATTAGTCTCAAAAACTCCCCCTCTGGGAGGGTTTTATAACTAAATACTGACCCATCTTTAGTCAGAAGAAGTCTAGAAGGTTCTAGGTCACGATCGTCATTAGGATAATCAACTCGCATTGCGGATATAAGTCCGTTTGTTTCATAACGACCCCAATCTTCACTGGTAGATACGTCAATTCCACCTATATAGGCGACATCTACATTTAATAGTTGTATACGACTAAACCACCCACCTTTTATCTGCGGTCCCTCTGCTTGCAAGTCATATGAAGCCTTCATTCTAAGAAGGTCTATGCCTACAGGTCTTGCTCTAAGCTGACTCTCGTTGGCATCCACCGGCATCCATGCTCGTAAACGTTTGAATGCAGCATTAAAAACTTGTTTAGAAGAATAGGCGCTAATTAGCCATTGTCGCTCATCATCTACAAAAGCTGGAAATAGATTTTCATTTGCAATGTGTATTAGATCATCAATCCTACCTTGTTCTTCTGAGTACCCTATTCCTGCAAACTCACGCCCTGTATCGTGAGCGATTTGTAATTTTGTTAAGTCTCCATACTCACTCTGACCCAGTAATTCCACTTTTGTCCTTAAAGTAATATCTGTCTGAGGATTGAATGTAACTGGAATAGTCTCAATTGGTAGACTAGTAGGATATCGCTCAATGCGAAATAGTTTAGCTGATATCGGCATAACTCTTTCTCCTTCTCCTTAAATTGACAATTTAAAGAGAAGATTCTTCACGCTAATAACCAAGTCCTGCCTGTTTGGGGAAAAAACGTATATTCTTTTTTCACTAGCATGTAAATTGCATCGACCCGGTCTTTTTTGTAAATTGAATTGATCTACTTCTTGGCTTTCTATGCCTCTTATAAAGAGTTTTTTAAAATAATCGTGATCTTGTTCTCCAGATTTAATCTCAAGTGAGAATTTTCTTTGTTGAATATTTGTAAGTGATTCTTCTAAGCCAGCGAAAACACTACTTATAAACTCATCTAAAACTTCTTTAGTTTTTCGATATCTTACAAGTGTTTTTCCGTTTACAGTAAAATGAGTTATATCGTTATTTTCAAGATCCTCAATACTATCTCCCTGGGATTTTGTAAACACGAGATTTACCCCTAAATTATCAAAAGTAATGATACTTTCCATATTCTTTTTTCGTGAGAAATATTGTATATCTTGCGTATTTATCTTTAGATTCTTATTTTGGCTAATTGCCTTGCCAACCAAATTTCTTAAAAATTGTTCATCGATAATTGTAAGAGAAGCGGATGGCACCATAAAATCAGCAGTATAATTCCAAGAAAATTGGATGTTTGTAAACCAAAAATGCATGAATAGTAGTAATTTTTTTATTGGCTCAGAATTTTGTATTAGTGTTTGGATAAATGCAAAAAACACCGTAATAGTTGCCAGATCAAGACCATTAATCTTAACCACTGTTACTAGTCTATACACAAAAATAACAAGGTATAAAAGTAGCAACAAAACCCACCAGTATTTTTTTATTTGCTTAAACACCAGTACTGCTCACCTCTCCTTGATTCAAAAGTGTTTTTCTTTGTATATTCCCCGTAAGCTAAAAAATTACCTGCTATTAATTGTCGAAAGTAAACTTTATTTTATTATCGCATCTCTTTAAGACATTTCTTTGCAAATTTAAAAAGCCCCCTCCAATTAAGGAGAAAGGCTAATAAATCATATTTACTAAGTATAAGCATCTGACTAAGCTGACATTTCCTTCTCGTCCAAATTAAACAGATTAATTTCTGGGCCGATATAAAGCATATCTAATGGAACCCTATATAAATTTGCTAACTGGAGGGTTAAATTTAAGTAGATATTTGAGGAATCTATTTCATATCTTCCGATCGTTTTGGCACTTTTTCCTGTTAGGGCCGCAACATTTTTAAGGGTTAACCCTCTGTTTACACGGGCCGCACGAAGAGTAATTCGAAACTTTTCTGTAGCAGCTGTTGTTAGGGTATATTTTTCTATTTCTTGTTTTGGCACTGGGGGATGTTCCATATTCCATTCCACAATTTGCTCGTTAATTTCCATCTTCATTTTTTGTAAGTTTTCTTCAGTAGGTTCAATTCCTTGACCTATTAGGTATCGGCTATTAACTACCTTTCCGTAATCGATGTTACCCTCTAATGTGTTTATACTTAAATTGTTTTGCCTCTTAAGTTGATTTGCGTATATTACTCTCAATTTAGTTATCGTAGCCCATTTTTTGAAAGACCTAATAACACTTTTCTTCATATATACTTCCACCTCCATTTAATACTTAGTATAAGATGCCCACTTTATCGGAATTAATGTTATCCATAATCTACGGATATCTTACCGTCAACTCCTTGGAGGTTGTAACAAAGGCAGTAGTGGTACTGAAAATCTTACCCTCTTTGCTTTCTATGTCTTCTACAGCTCATATAAGTGTCTTTCATGGAGTCTAAAGTTAAAGCTCCCTTGCACTACTGATCCTTCGGTAAAGCTTTATGACATCCTCATTGTCCCTGTTAAAGACCTCGTTGTTCAGCATTGGGATTGAATAGGCCTGTTCCAATTCCGTCATTAGTCTTGGCAGCTCCTCCTGACTGGCCGTCTCGAATCTTCCTTCAATCTCCTCTAGCTTGATGTAATAGCCATTTGGATTACTCTCAACGCACCATTTGTGAAAACTTCTGCCGCTCTCTCTGAACTTAAAACCGTCACCATTCTTAATGGGTTCAAAGCACCCGGTGCATATGCCCTCGTAACCATCAATAATCATGCCTTAGCCCCCTCAATCCTTTTCAGAGTAATCATACGTTATTTGATCCCCAACGATCTCATATACGTCCCTGGTGCCGGATCGTCTTTCACTGACGACAAGTTCCCATCCTAAATTATTCTGCTCCATGTGAAATGTCTTTGCTTCATTTCTAGGTGTTGGGTAATACTCAAAGGACACATTGCCAAGGTTAGAAATCTCACACTGCTTTATAAGACCTATGATTCGGTTTCTGGTGGTAAGGTCAAGGTCGTAATAAGGTTTCATGTTCTTTCTCCTCCACACCCACTACCTAACAAGTTTTAAATGCTTGGATCTCCGCTTATTAACCTTAGTTGTTTTCCCCGTTTCTTTATCGAATAAGAACTGCGTGCCTTTGAGGTCCGTGTGCATGGTATAGGTCTTACCCTCCATGATCCCTATCCATTCTTCCATCAGAGAGGATTGACCGGCTAACCGCCTTAGATTGCTCATACACCCCATAATGTGAACAGTAAACATATTAATTTCCCAATTTGTGTATTCCCACAAGAACATGGTCATTTCGTCGCCAATTGGGTTAACTGGATTAAGACCCTTGATATAATCTCTTGTATAAAAGTAATCTTTACACTCATATTTGTGGCCCCGGTAATCTTTCCTTATGGGGAATAGGTTTACAAATTCAGCCGGCGTTAATGATCCCATGAAAAGTTTTATTGTTTCCACATACTGAAAATCTCGTTCTGCATCTTCTTGAGTTATGGTCTCACGATCCTTTTTTGTATTTACTGCCTTTACTCCGTACACGATCATCTTCTTGATGAAAGGTTTTACATCCTGCTGCTCGTTGGCCATGTATGCGTGCAAAGTATTAGTGAATGCTTTGGTGTACAAGTCATGCATAATTAAGTCGTTTGCTGTTCTCAATTTCGCGCCCCCTTTGATTCGCTTCATTTACTTTTAAACCTAGTTCACGGAAAGGGTGTGATTTGAAATCGCACCCTTGTATGGCCCCTACCTCACTAGTAGTAACCCCGGGGGATTGGTGACTTTATTTAAACCCTAAGTCACTCTTAATTGAGGACCATATCTTACTTCGTACTTTCTCCGGGGTCGTTCCTTTGGGCAATAGATCTTTACCTGGCTTATATCCTCCAATGATCGGCAGTTTCTTTTTAGGTTTATAGTTGGGGTTCTCGTCCTGCTTTTTCTTCTCGTGGATTTCTTTAATAATTTTTTGAGTGATCTTGTTAGCGATCCCTGCCTGTGCTGGCTCTGCTTGGGGAACCGGTGATAAGACTATAGACCCGGCCAGAACTACAGTCATAACCTTAATCAATGGTGGAACTGCTGGGATCATACTTACCCCTCCTTAATTGCGCTAAGTAAGTGGACTTCGAACTTTAGCCTAGTGTTAGCGTCGGCCACAAGCTCCCTGATCCGTTGGCCTCGCTTCACGCTGTCGGTCACAATGAGCACTTTAGGGAATCTTAGAGGGTTACCAAGCCGCTTGAGCATTGGGGATCCAGCAACGCCTTCACGGTTGTATAGGGCAATGTACTTTTCGATCTTATCAAACTTAGATCGATTCACACTGCCGCGATCCAATTCAATACAGTACCATCTTATTTCTCCTGTCATAGTGATCTTAACTGAGCAAAGCGCATCCGTTTGCAAGATGTCACCAAACTCCTTTAGTTCCTCTCGTTCCCAAGTAAGAAGCTTCTCCCCTGTCTTCCGCATGAACCATACATAAATCCATGACAAAGCCCTGGCATGCTCTAACCTGTGAGGAAATTTGCCCTGATAATAAACAGAAGGTGTGTCCAAGGATAATCTAGTTTTCTTTACCAGTTTCCGATCTACCAGGCATTTCATTCTTGCCTGACATTTCCTCATTCCTGTGGGGAATCTAAAGAATAGCTCTGCTAGTTGTTCGGTGTCCATTACTCCACAAAGGCCAATAGTTTCTATAATGGACTTATCACGTGTCGATCCTTTCTGTACATTCGTCATTGCTTGCGTTTGCAAATGAATACACCCCCTTTGACACCCGCTCCATAAGCACAGAATAGGCTTCCTTAGCTGTTAGGTACATTGATTGGACTATTTGGTCTTGATCGTTATTCCACACCGCACGGCCTTTGATCTTTGGAAGCTCTGCACCCCTTGTGTTGCCAGACCCTAGTACAATCTGACTATCTGTCTGATCCCTGACCCTAAAACACATGGCCCCGGATAGTTGGGATCTAACGTCAGTGAATCCGTCCCAGATCTTCGCTCCCGGTTTTTGGGTAGCCAAGATCATACTGATCCCGCTTACCCTGGACAATACAGACATATCCCCAATGGCTTCAAAGCAAGCCTTATTCCTGATCTGTGTTAGTTCGTCTATAAACAGTACCAAGTACGGCAAATCATTATAATGTTCTGCGTACTCTGCAAAATTCTGGCACTCTGCCTCTCTCAGAATCCTTTGCCTACGGTGCATTTCCTGAATGTGCTGCTGTAACAAAACTTCAGTATCCGCATCTGTAAGCGCTAAGTTAACCCAGGGAGCAAAGCGGGGAAAATCCACCCCTTTGCGGTCCACGACTGATACCTTAACCCCACTGAGAAGACAGGCAACCATGACTACAAGGAGGAAGGAAGTCTTGCCGTATCCTGTTTGCCCGCCTACCATCATGTGAGGGAGATTATAAAGATCCTCTACGAGTGTCTTCCCATCAGGAGTTTTGCCTACTGGGAAAGGCGCGAACATTTCAGGGTATAACGAAGGATTAAAGTCAAAGGGTATCTTCTTTTTGAAGTTTGCCTTATAAGTTTTAAGAATTAACTTCCTGCCTTGGGCCTCAAACTCCACAATGGAATTGAGATAGCTTTCAAAGTAATGTCTCTCACGCTCGAAGTCGGACCGATCCACGCCAGCCGGTAGAGCAAAGACATAATCTATTCCGTTATCTGTCGGATGCTTTTTCCTGAGTATTGGCCTTTGCCCTTCCTTGTTCTGCAAGTGGACCGCCTCAATAACGTCCTGAATACCCTTTCCTTTGAATTGTTTGATACCCCATGTTATAAGGGATGCCGTCAGTCCTAAGATGTCCGGCTTAACGGTTTTCTCTGGCATGGATCAACCCCCTTTATCAGTCGAAGTCAAATTGACTTCATCTGAAAACTTAGGTACTCACAAATTGGGGGTACCTATTCTCTATCGGCTTAGTTGAATATGGTTGGAAGTCCATTCTTGGCTCGTTCAATCTCACCCATTAGGATTAAAGCGTCATTAAATCCTCGTTTATAACATGAACCTTGAAGACCGGCAAGTTCTTCACCCTTTACTGCATCAATGCCATATACGTACCAGAATAACTCTCTCCATCGTTTTTTGCCTAAACGCTTTTTAAGTTTTTTGTCTAACGCTCTGGACTTGTTTGAGTGTTTTTCGTACTCTCCACTTTCGTAGTAATCACAGGCTCTTGACCTTTCCCAAAATAGTTCCTGGATAAGATCGTTGATATTTTCCGCTGGTTCCCTAGTCATTTTGTTATACCTCCGGTGAATGAGTTTAGTTTGATTTACCAACGTATTCATAAAACCTAGAAGGAGAAATATAGTAAGTCCACTTTGTGCTTAACTTAACTGCAGATCCAAATGGCAGAATTCCTCTCTGTAATCCGATTCTGACAAATTGATCCGACTTCCCCATGATCTTTGCAGCCTCATGAATGGTAAGGCTCTTTGTTTCCGACATTCCATTACCCTCCAAGCAAGTGATTAATTTGATATTCGCAAGTGCTTGCCGATTTGATTAAGCCCCTTTTCGTAGGTCATAATATTCAACCCTGGTAAGTCCTAATTTATTAAGTGTCATACTTGCCATAAGATCGCTCATTCCGTCCCGGTATCCTGCGCTAAAACAAATACTCTCCATTGTGAAAAATGCGTCTGTTACGTCCATGAAGATTTTACGTTCAGCCGGTAATAGTAGCATGATTTCCCTTAAAGCAGCCTCCGCCTTATCTTTTGCATTTTGGTACTCTGTTGTAAGCATGAACTTTTCCTGCCGGTTGTTAATCACCTCTTCAAGTTCGCTGCATCCATTGATTAATGCATTTCCCTCAATGGAGTAATCCTTAAGGTATGTTTTCAATTCTCTTCCTCCTTTAAAACTTTTTGTCTATCGGTCAGCGTTCAATGTATTTTGTATTGACTTCATTGTACTTTATATATTGTTCATTGTCAAATGTTTATTGTACTTTTTCCACACTTCGTATTATAATGATGTTAGAAGGGGAGATTAAGTATGGCAATCAGGTTCAAACTGGATCGGGTTATGTTTGAAAAACGAAATATGAAGATACCAGAACTTCAAAAATTAAGTGGTGTTAATAAAAACACTCTCTACAGTTTATATAAAGGTGAAATTACTCGCTTTGATGTATCAGTAATTGACAGAGTTTGTGCTGCCTTGGACTGTCAGCCTGGTGATCTCTTGGAATATGTAAAGGAATCACCTAAGTTCGTAGATTCTGCCGATGATGAACCAATCGACTTTTAAGAAATAGGCTGTATTTCATATAAAAAGTTGTGTAGTTTCTTAAAATATCGGTTCAATGGAGCTTAAAAAGCCCTATAATTGGGCCTATTACATGGGTTTTTATAAAAGAAAATATAAGGGACTCCTGAATTTTGAGGAGTCCCTTATTATGGGTGCTCATTAAGTGAGTGCCCTTTCTGTCTCATATACGTCAAAAAGTGCCAACACTGGCTCAGGGCTTTTTGGGTTCCTGAATTCTTACGTGAACGACTTACGGCCTGTCTAGTGAACGAACGTTTTTTGGACAGGTAGCTATTTTAATCCCCTCCTGTGGGCACTCTAAACCAAAAGGAGGGGATTAACCTTATGAATAAAGACGAATTCCCTGAAATTATAACAGCCAAGCACATAGCATCCTATCTAGGAATATCTCTCCGGCGTGTATACGAATTGTTTCAGACCTATCCATCGGCCGGAGGAATACCAAATTTTCAAATTGGCGCATCAATTCGTGTGGATAGCAAAGACTTTTTCGAGTGGATCGATGCACGGAAACAGAAGAAGGCTAAGTAGGAGATCCCGTCAGTTGCCCCCTAGTTCCTACTTTTTTTCCTTTCCCCTACTTCTTTATGTCGCTGTTATCGTATTCCTGGCTTCTAACTCTCCCATAGCATTCAGGGTTTTAGTTAGTACGTTAGAAAAACGAAAAATCAATTACTTACCGTCCGTCTTACTGCCTGTCCAGCGTTCGAACGTTTTCTGGACAAGCACCGTTAAGGGCAGCTTAATATTAAGCCACCCAATATTGTTTATCTCATGTGGACATCCTAGTTCAATATAGATCTTCAGAACTGAGAGAGGATGTCTACACATGAATAAAGATGAGCTCCCTGAAATACTCACGGCTCAGCATATTGCTGATTACCTCGGGATCTCCCGCAGGCGTGTATATGAGTTGTTTCAAATTAAGTTCACTGCTGGAGGTATTCCTAACTTTGAGATAGGTCTTTCCAAGCGGGTTGAGAAGAAGGATTTCTTTGAGTGGATCGATGCGCAAAAACAAGAGAAGGCAAAAAGCAAATATTAAACATCTAACAGAAGGGAATGACTTTAATGGTTAAAGATGAAGATAAACCAAAATTTAGGACAGTTAAATATCGTCAACATGGTCTTCTGACAAGGAACATCCACTCTAAAACTCACAAGGAATATTGGACATTTGAAACATCTGACCTATCCAGTGAACATGAAGGTGAAGATCTCGACCTTATTACTGTTCTTGATACTTTATCCGAGGATGGCTTTGAGTTAGTTACCGGCCATGATGGAGAGTACGTCCTCAGAACCAAAAATGAAATTGAATATGAACAGGAATATTATAACGAATTAGACGGATGAGGGACACGACAGGACATAAGATAGAACTCAGATTTAAATCCGAGTCCTTATCAATTTCAGAAAGTTGGTTAAATGCAATGTTTAAAAACCTCAAAGCTGAAATGGCAAGAATTCCATTGAGCGGTAAGGATGTAGCTGATACCATTGGGATTACTCCTCAAGCCTTCTATGACAAAATGTCTGGTAGGTCGGAATTTAAAAGATCGGAAATGTTTAAGATACAAGAACTATTTTTTATGGGTTTACTTCTTGATTATCTCTTCAGATGGGATCTCGACAACAAGGATTATAATTAATTAATAAATTAAGCTTATCCGCAAATAGCTGAGACCTATAAAATGCTCCACCTCTCACTCCTATTCTTGATCCTCTGATTTCTCTCTCTTATCCTCTTCTGGCTAATCATAAAAATCGCCGTCCGGAACGGGAGTACAACAGGCAAGCGCCAGGCTGCTAGAGTCGGTCCGGGAGATCGAGAAGTCAGTAAGCGAGATTAAAAATACAACGAAATAGAGCATGCCCCCAGCTATTGAGCAGATGGGGGCATTAACATTCTTACCGTTGCAATCATAGTTTAATGGTAGAGAGCATGAACGCTTACTTGGGAGGGTTAGCTATTCTTCTCTTAGTAAAAATAGGAGGTGATCAAGCATGTCAGTATTTCAATCACTCATTCTTATGACATCTTTTGCAACGTTAGTCCTAGGGATAATTTCTGTCATGTTATAATTAGTTAGATAACTGATGTCCATTTTTATTTGGTCGGGACTGTTCAAGAGTCTCGGCCGAATATTTTATTTATATCAGTATATGATGCCCATTAAGAAGTGCTACATCTTCCACAGAAACCACTTTTCACGTTTTTAGCTAAAATTTGATTACCTGCGAGTTTCTCCGGGGTCATCGAGAGAACTTACTCGTTCCGGATCTCCTTGCCATCGGGCTTCGATCTGTGTGGGTGAGGAATACCATTTTCGAACCAGGCTAGGACTTCGATCGAGGCCATTAGGATTTTCATCTTTTCCCATATCCCTTAATCTACTTTCCTGTAACCATAATGCCTTCTTTAAATTTAGTATTAATATGTACAGGCAGAGTTATTCGCTTTATTGCCAGTAGAAGAATGGTTTATGAGCTTCTTGTGGAAATAAAGCCACTAACCTCAATGAGATCAATCCTAGAGGCACGAAAAAGGAGAGCCGGGGCAACTCTCCTTTCTACGTTTACAATTGTTTTCTCTTCTTCTTTTTATGGTTGAAGTAAAACTTGTTAATCCATGCATCAAGATCTTCACTAACCCTTACCACTATGGGATCCGAAAGATCTTTGTCCAAAGCAATTTCTTGCATCTGTAATCTTAATTCTTCAATCCGATCGAGTACATTGAGTTTCACTACTAGAATACCCTCCTCAGCAAAAATGCTCACTTGGATATTCTAGTACTATGTATTACCGATTTCAATAGGCCCAAAAGGTAATGTTTTGTCGAAAGAGAGTAAGGAAGTAAAGTGGTTGGTTAGGCTCGAGACTTCACATCTTCCACAGATACCACTTACAGGTATTCAGTTCGAACTTGATTTCGAAGGGCTTCAGCTCACTATCGATCTCGCCCTGACAGCGGAAGATCATCATTCGATTGCCGGCGAGCTTTTCTTCGGTCATCGAGAGTACCTGCTCGATCCTTATAACGCAAAAAGGCCCTTACCATAATTGTAAGAGCCACTTTGTTGCGTGCAAAAATAGTCGCGTAACCATTAATAGTGTCACAGGGTAGGGATTTAAACAAAAATCTTGAAAGGTAAGTAATAATTAAGAAAGGGGGAGTTTTTATCTTTAACCACTTACATTATGTTCCTATTCTCAAATGGAGACGAGGAGAGCAAAAAGCACTTGAACTCGTAGCCCCAAACCATAAAGAATTTTTAACTCCTATGATTGAGATTGTGCCGTTGCCCTATGATTTTGTGAATGAAGTGCCAGCAAAATCAATTGATGGACATTTAGAGAAAATCGGTGAACAGATCGAATGCGCTTGGGGAAAGGCCCCGGTTTTCCTTGACTTAGATCAAATAGATGATACCGAGGCTATGAAAAACGGAACTCATCCATTAGGATTTGCTCTAAGTGAATGCCGCGTTAGAAGACTCCACGTTATACCTGTTACTGGTTGGGATAGAGATGACAGTTACAACGATGAAGTCGTTAATGCTAATAGGGTAGACAACTTCGGAGTATGCTTCAGAATGGTTGACGAAGATTTCGTAGATTTGGACAACAGATTAAAAAGCCTTCTTAGTTCACTTGGAATCTCCCCCGAAGGAGTGGATTTAGTTCTAGACTTCAAGCACGTTGGTGATGAAAAAACGACGGTTATCGCCTTAATTAGTATTATCAATTCTATCCCATTTCTAGATCAGTGGCGTACTCTTACATTTGTAGGATCGTCTTTTCCTGAAAACTTGTCTGCAGTTAGTGCTAACACAATCGGTATTGTTCCACGAATTGAATGGTCTATTTGGGAATTGATAAACAGCAAGTCCGGCACAATAAAAAGAATCCCCTCGTTTGGCGATTACGCTATTGCTCATCCGTCCTATGTAGAAATTGATCCGCGACTAATGCAAATGAGTGCAAGCATTCGCTATAGTGCGAGGGACGTTTACCTACTTGTTAAGGGAGTAAGTGTTAGGAAACTTTCATGGTCACAAACGAAAGATCAATGCAAAAAGATTGTTGCTTTACCAGAGTATTCCGGAGCATCATTTAGTTGGGGGGATGAATACATTATGAATTGCTCCAAAGGGACGGCAAGTACAGGGAATGCCGAAACTTGGAGACGAGTTGGAACTAATCATCATTTATCACTAGCGGCTAGCCAGATCTCCAGTTTTGTCGCGCCTTGAGAGTTCGTCTAACGTGATACTTCAATTCATCTAGAGGAATATTCTCTGCTAGCTGCTTCCAAATTTGCTTTCTTCCTTTACTCAGGTACCCTCTCGCTAAGTCACACTCCTGTAGCAGAAATAATGCTTCGTCACGCCACAATAATTGTACGAGTGAATACGGGTCTACGCATGGATTGAGCTTGGGATGGCGAATTGTAACAAAACCAATTACGTCATCCTCAACTTGTTGAACCTCTTGAATACCCCACCATTGAGGAGTAACATCAAGAACTCCATCTATATGGCTAACAGTAGTAATTACTGTGACAGTATCAAGTACTTTGTTATAAATATCCACCTGATTTGGTAGCCTTTCTAGTGTATCTCGTTCGCTCTTGATTTCATAGCCGTGGATTGAACCATTTATTACAGCAACGTCTATTCTTGCTTCACCTTGGCATAAACCTAATTCATCGAGAATTAAGGTATTTATGTCATGTGCAAAATCCTGATCAAGTTCTCTATGTAATACGTTGCGGATATCAATGTCCCTAGTTTTCATTTAGCTTCATCCCTCCGCTTTCTAGTAAAGTATCTCTATCCTATTATTATATCTTAGCTTGTCGCTGTCAATGTTTACTATTTGCTTAGATACTTAATTAATAGACATTATCCGAGTGTTAATACTAAACTTGCCCTTTAAAGCGTCTTCGTCACGTCGACTTTTTCTAAAAAGATATGTGAAAGCTTATGACGCTAAAAAAAAGCCTCCCTCCAATTAAGGAGAGAGGCTTTCGTAATAGCGCAGGACCGCGTATAAACGGCTACTTCGTTATACCCGGGGATCTCTCGATCAGCGTTGTCTTTGTAGTATGCACTGTTCCATCAGAAGCGATAATTATAATCCTTCGGGCTTTCATTGCGGTCTAAATGTATTATTATCTCAGAAAAACGGGTAAAAGACTTGTATACTTCACTATCTTTACATCAACTATTTGTGAATACATATTTCCTTTTGCGATGTTCAATGCCATTAATAAATTAGAAGAATATAATATTTTATTAACCGGGAAAAAGGCATCAGCCTTATTACTGGGGGCCTTAACTATACCAGAGACGATATCCTGCTCTTAGTTCAAAGCGGTTAATTGAAACGCTATTACGTGCAGCCTTATAGTATTTTTGCCGGCTCCATTCTCCCTCATCCACAGTCGGCTTTTCCTTTACAGTGAAAAACTCACCGCTGCACTCTGGGCATTGATGACTTTCGTCGGTTGATTTCATCAGGCATCTACAGACTGGGCACGTCATGAGATCGCCTCCAAGCTCTATTCTTCTCCAACCTTGCGGTTTCATCCGCTACCCATGGGTGTATAACACAATCACTTTTTAGGCTGATCTTCTTTCTGCGCTTAACCTCAATCCCCATCCTCTGACATAGTAAAGAGATGCCGCTCTTAGTCCATTTATTGCCATGTTCATTCATTAATCCTTCTGAATTCAATCGTATTGCGATATCCTTCAGATACACTCCTTTTTCTACTAATGTTCTCGTAACGGCCTCTATCTTGGCCCTATCCCCACCTCGACTAACGATCCCACGCCTTCGAAATTGTTGACTAAGATTTTGCTTCGTCCATTCTTCACCCCTGGGCGTTTTTATTCCTTGATCGTTTAACACTTTGCATATTTCTTCCGATGAATAACCTTCGCTTCGCATCCTAGTAGCGATCCCGAGCATTTCTTTGCCACCATCTCCATATCTAATACGCCAGGGTCTAGTCCAATCATCCGTATCAGCGGGCGCCTCCTTTGGCCACCATTCTGATCCGCAGCTATTACACTGCCAAAAAAACATATCCTGCTTCTTCATTACCCCATTGCATGCTGGGCAAGTAAGATCGTCGTTACCTTTTAGAGTTGCGTCAATTCCGTCCTCTAGGAGCCATGCGCGTACTGTCATTGGTGCTAATCCTAATTCTCGTGCAATAACCGTTTGGGAGTATCCCTCTCTTCCCATGGCTAAAACGTTTTTTCTATCTTCAATTCCTTTAATTCTTTTGCGTTCGTGGAATTCATTATACTCAGGAAATTTTTTTAAGTGCTGAAACATTGACTGCTTAGTTACTCCAAACTTCTTGGCGACTTCGGATACAGTCTTCCCTTGCGAGATTACAAGGTCCAACGCTATCAATTTTTGTTCTTTTGTAACACGCATGCCTTCGCCTCCAAACCCCCTCGACTAAAACTAAAAACCCCCACTTTTCAGCGAGGGTTTTTAAAGGCTACCTCAACGTTCACTGATACTGAATCCTGAATCCTTCCATCGCATTACCCCATCTTGATAATCAAGGGCTCCCGCTTTCCTATCCCCCGAGTAAAATGTCCCGGTTTTCAATGAACCGTCCTGAGGGTCTACATATTCAACGTTAAAAAAAACACCAGAAATAGCTTGTAATACTATTGCTAAATCGCTTTGAGATAAGTAATTCCAGCTCATATCAATCTTGCGCTTTGTCGCAATCCGCTCGATGATGGTATTTCCATTTGCATTCCGTTCAACCCTATTAATGTCCTGTAAGTTGACTTGATAACTTGAGGGCGAAGGGATTGTTACTCCGTTAATTTTAATCAATCATTGCACCCCCTTTTTTAAGTTATGGCAATTGAACCGATTCTACTTTTCTCTTTATCAATTAAAGGAATTATTGCCCGAGCGAACTGTGTTCCGTCAAGATTAAACACAGCGGTTAGTCCTTGTTGAGTTTGCTGTGGTTGCGAAAACTGCATTGCCCCTAAGAACGCCGAACCTAAGGCACTAGCCATATCGTTAACGAAAGAAGAGTTGTTAAGTGGAGTTCCTGACCCCCTTGCCATTGCCATCGATTCAGCATTAGAAAATATTTGCGTACCCCTCGGAGCATTAATTAACTCGGGTCCTTCTTCACCAACCCAAGTTAATCCGCCGCGCCAGTAATCAGTTCCATCTGCATTATTACCAAGTCTATCGTCTAATGTTTTAGCGCTAGATTTATTTTCAGTTATCAGTTGGACTCTCGCAATAAGAGGAACGTTAACCCCAGGTATCATGTTTATTTTTTCAATGAGGCTATTAATCATTCCAATAGCTCCATTTACACCTTTAACGAATGCCGTTTCTATTGCTATCCATAGTTCACTTGCCTTAACCTTAACAGTTTCCCAGTTCATGTAAAGAGCAACACCGGCAGCCACTAGTGCTGTTATCGCAAGCACGACTAACGATATAGGGTTTGCTGCCATTACCGCGTTAAGCGCAACCATGGCAAATTTTACAGCATTTATAACAGCTATCGTGGTCTGAAAAGCTAAGAATCCAGCTAATATACCAGCCAAAATAGGTCCGATTAAAGCCCAATTGTCAGATATAAATTTAGCAGCCCCAACAAGTTTATCAAAAACTAGGCTACCAATGTCCCAAAACGTATTTAAGGCCTTCCCCGCTTTGTCTGACCATTCCTGGATCGTTCCGTCTTTTTGCCATTCAGCCAGTTTTTCTACAACTGTTTTAATACCGTTCTTTAATTTATCAAAAAAGCCACCAACGACGATTTCTCCAGTCGCGCTAATCCCCGCCATGGTTGCAAGTGTCGTTTGAAATGAACCGGTAACCGTTGACCATAGACCCTTAATTGAGTTGGCCTGAAGGTCCATGCCACCTTTAAACTTTTCATCCATAAGGGAAAATAGGGCTTTGTTGAAATTCTCTTGGTCTACAATTTGACCTTTACTATTAACAAGCTCTTTATCTTTCATGATCTTGGCGCCTTGATCAATGATCATTTGCTTAGTTATACCAAATTCTTTGAGTCGTTCTAATTCACCAGTCTGAGCATCCGCAACGGCTTCTACGGCTTGGTTAAGGTCCTTGTTCATAACTCCGGCCATGTCGCCAATGGCAGGTAAAACCTCTTTGGCCACAAGTCCATATGACGTTAATTTGACAGTTGCATCAACAACTGAAGCAGTTTCAAAAGGGGTCTTGTTTGCAAATTCAACAGCCCAAGCCATTGTTTCTCCGGCTTTTTTCTGATCCTTCATAACTATATTGAGAGTATTCCTGTAGCCCTCTAAACTAGAAGCACCCTTGACACTAGCCACTACAGCCGCTCCAAAGCCAGCAGCTGCCGCCGTACCAACTACTTTTAGTCCCGTACTGATAGCATTCATGGCAGGACCGAGACCTCTCTCGGCTTGACTCTGCATTCTCCCAAGGTCCCTTATTGCCGTATTTAGTCCAGTCCGGAGCGAAGAAGCATCTAATCCAATTCTTACTAAAAGTTCACCTAATGAGGATGCCACCTCATCACCCCTTTCTGCGATCAGTGCCGCCATAAGCAGCATTAAATATTTCAACGATGCGTTTTTGATCTTGCCATGTTTGCTTTGGTTTCTGTTGTTTTATCGGTTGCCCTGGTATCTTTATTGGGTTGAAATCAGCTAGTGTAAATGGTTCCTTGCGTTCTTTAGGGTCTCGGCAGATATTAGCAATAAGGGAGCTGATAGATGCTGTGTGTTGCCACGCATCGTATCGCTCCCAACGTTCCACTTTGTCTAATTCGATCAAGAGCTTATTAAGCTCCGTTACGGTCAACTCCTGCCAATAATCAGGTTGTCCAAACGCCTTACCAAACCTTACCCTAGCTTGTCCTGCCCCAACTTCGCCAAAGACATGAGCGGCCCGAGTAGGCGTTTTACTCCAGTAAAATTTACGTCAATCCACGCCTCCACGAATCCCTCTAATTCTGATGGGTAGCATTCTTCGACGTCTATGCCTTGGAGCTCAGGGAAGATTTCGACGATCTGTTCTCCGAGGCGATCAACTAATCCTGTAATATCGCCCTTAGAGACCTCATTCCAAGCTGTGCCAAGCTTAGGGATCAGGTTTTCTTTAATATCTTTAATTTTGCGTTCACGAAGAACTATGTCCCTGCCGGCTATGGTTACGTTTTTACTTCTCATCTCAATTCCTCCTACGCCCTGGTCAGATGGATGGTGTATTTGGTATCAGCTTTACCAGCATCTGTCGTTACGACTTCGACAGTTGTAACTGAACCGGCGGCGCCTAAAGCAATTGCGCTTGATGGTACCCCTGTCGCAACTACATTGTCATCCACCGTGATACTGTCTGCTGTGGCGCATGTTGGGGTAATGGTTACTGACGCTACTCCAGTTAAGATATAGGCAACATATTCATAGGTCCCAGCTGCAAAAGCAGGGATCAATGTTCCGGTTGTAACGACTAATGCAGTCAGATTAGGCGCGGCCGTGATGCCTAGAACAGGCTTGCCTGTTACCTTCAATGTAGCCTTAAAGCCCATTTTTCCTTCAACTTCGGCATCGTCGAGTTCAAATCCCTTGACGAATGCGCTGAACGTCCATGTGGTACCATCTGGAAAAGTAATTACAAAAGATTGAACGGTACCAGCGTTGAAATCAGTAACTAAACCAACTTGTCCATTGGTGTCAGAATTTATAAAGTTTCCTTCTACCGATACATCACCGCCATCACGCATGCCTTGAATATATTCTTTGTACCCATTTGCGGAATCCATTGAGGTTACATCGATTTCACCCGCAGTTAGTTTTGGTGAACTTATATTGGTTATCTCCGCAATGGCGCTGCCTGCCCTGGTTAAGGTTGTTCCAAAAGTTGATTTTGCACCTGTCATTTTTACCAATCCTCCTTAAAACGAATGAGAAATAGAAAACTCCACCGCGCAATGGTAGAGCTCTACTTGATCTGCATATAAATCTTTGGTCCCTTGCTGGAGTGCCGACTGAACGTTGTTATTAGCTGTGGTCCATGCTTCTATTGCCAAGGTGACCTGTTTGGCTATCTGTATCGACTGTAAATATGTCTCACTAAAGCAACTTATTTGCAGATCGATATGCTCAAGCCCGCTATAGCCACTATGTGAGTATTCACGGTCGCTATAAATTTTGAGAAAAGTGCAGTACGGTTTCGTAACTTGTTGGGGAGCATTACCAGGGTAAATTCTATCCCCAACAAGGGCAATTGTGCCGTTATGACTTGAGAGGTAACTATATAACTCTTCTTCAAATGTCATTATCTAGCCCCCTCGACCAAAGCTCTAACTCTTGATGAAATGTGATTTTTCACTGCTGTTTTTTTCTTTTTGAGCGATACACGTAAGAACGGTCTTTCGCCTCTCTTTGGATCGCCATGACCATATTCGACTGATGCAGGGTAGTAATATCGCTTACCTGTCGCACTAAATTTTACGAATATGTCATTCTTGGCTTTGTCCATACCTGCACCAGCGAAGGCTTTACTTTTGTTTTTATCCCAAGTCACAGCGCTGATGATTCCAGCCTTAAGTTCGCCAGTTTCACCGGCTGGGGCTCGCGCTCTAGCTTCATCGCGCACAATGTCAGCTGCTTCTTTAGCGATAGAGCCCATTTCATTAAAAAGATTCTGGCGAAATGATCCAATCCTTCGAGTAATCTCTTGCAACCCTTCAATTTGGAGCCCTGTCCGCGCCATGTTACTCGACCACCTTGCAGAGTATATAGATTTCTCTTCGCTTACCATCCGGATCATTAGCGCCTAAGATATCGTAAGTTTTACCATCGCAGATACCTCGCATTTTGGCGTTTATTCCTGTTCGGTACCTTATTGTGTAAAGGTCAGTAATTTCAGAATTGATTTTTTGGGCCGCATAAAACTCACGAGATGAGCTATGCTTTTTTGCCGCTCTGACGGTAGCAAAAGTGGCCCATGATAGTATTTGCCCTCCTGCGGTGTCGCGTGTAGCTGTTGACGTTTCTATTGTAAGCTGTAGCCTTAATTCTTCTGACTTCATGTAGGCATCACCCTTTGCATGCCTAGTAAGGCATTTCTTGCTTTTTCAATCTTTGAACGCTCATCGGGTCTGTAATCGTCATAGAGTAATTTCATGTGAAGAGCCATTGCCCATTTAACTGATTCTGGAACGGTTGATGCGACTCCATAACCAGCCACAAACCGAATTCGTATAGAATTAACTGGTTGCAGGTTAACCGATGGCCATTGCTTGTTATAGCCTAGGACAATTTTATTAACAAAACTGTCGTTGTCTAGAATGTATTCCGTGGCCGCAAGTGTGGCTTCAATGCCGTCCTTGTCGGTATACTTGATACTTGTAACTGATTGAACTGGAGAACACGCCTTGAATTCAATATCTCCGCTCGGAAAAGCGTCGAGAACTAACTCAAGAGTTTGTGTGATAAATTTCTTACCTTGATAATCTTCGCACCATTCGCGGGCTTGTTTTGTAAGGCTGGTGATCAGTGTATCATCTGCGGTTCCGTCTACTCTTAGGTGGTTTTTCGCTTCCGTCAGCGTCAGGGGCTCTGTCGCCGGTGGGGTAATTACTTTAAGGCTCATTAGATTCACCTACCTTTGCCTAAAGGGATTTGGGGAGAGGGAATTCTCCCCAAATCATTTGTTAACTAATCATTGCACCTGGCACAAGAGGCTCGTATTCGACAAACAGGGTTAATGCTCCAGTGGCAGGAGCCCCTGCACTGTAGATCGTTTGGATTACTCCGGGACCGAGAATTAGGGGCATATTTGCGTTTGCCGCTAAGACGCCAATACCCACGTCTGTACACTTGGTCAGTGCGGTGGCTTTGACTCCGTCTACCAAAAATAATTGTTGTGCTCCAGCGCTAGCGGTGTCTGTAGCAGCACATAAATCTTTGGCAGTGCTGCCGGTCGGTGTGAATGAGAATTTTAATGTGTTAGCGCCCGCCGGTATGGCAGTCGTTACAAGAGCGCCGAGGCGCGTTACCTTAACGATTCCGGTCACGGTAAACTTTGTGGCTGTGCCAGTAAGCGAAGCCGCAGCTTGACCAAGGCTTACGCAGCGCCCCATCTTTTCTTTTACGTCTTCTAATCGTTCAATGATAGACCCATCAGGATCGGCGGTTACCAGAGTAGATTCAAACTGATTATTGTCACTGTTGTATCCCAAGATATTCTGCTTATTGTCCATCCTTGTTTATTGCCTCCTTTGAAAAGTTTGAGGCCCTAATTAAAGGGCCTCTGTTATTACGCTACTGTCGGTTTATAAGCTACATCCTCAACGATAGTGGCGCACATTAGGTTCGCTGCATTCGAGTTCCCATAGCTCATCCCGATATATTTTCCCGTGGGAATGATTGCTGGATCAACTACAAAATCGACGATAAAGTTTCCGGTTGCATCAGCAACAGTATAGGCTTTAGCATCTGTTTGGCGAACTCCGTTTACATAGATAGGCAAGTCTGCCGCTACTGCTGCAGCATTGGTTCCGGCTGCATCATCAGCGGTTTTTGGTGTCAATACTAGGTCTGTAGCATCACCCATAGTAACGATGCAACGCAGAATCTGTGATTTAGCTCCACCGGTGGGTAAAACATAATCATCAGCTGCATTTGCCGTGGTCTGAAGGGCCATAACTACCCTTGTGCGGTATCCTTCGATTGCTTTAGTTAACATTTGATGGTACCTCCCTTAAATTAAATTCATAACGGTGCGATGTAAACCTAGATTAACCTCTGGTTGCGAGAGTGATAAAGCTTGAACGTTTATTAGCAGAGTTTTTAATTGTCAGCGCAGAGTTTTTCTTAGGCATGCCGTTAGCGCGGAAGATGAACCTGAAACAGTTCTGTGCGGTCAAAAATTGGACGTGCATAGAGGTGGCTGCGTCAATCCCGCCCTTGTAGGCCAACATATACTGTTTAAGGTCAACAAGATTGACATCTCCGACAGTACCCAAGGCCGCGCAATGATCACTTTCAAGGATCGGCTTACCGCGTAGGGTGTCGATTGTTCCGGCTGCGCTAGCTGGAAGATAAACAGGTACCCCACCAACCCCTACAGGGAAGGCCAAGAAGTCTAATTGCTCAGCGCAATCTGGATGCATTAGCCACGCCATAGATGATTTATCCAAGGAACGATGATACATTTTGGAAAGGTTTTCCCATAGGATAGTGGCCGCTGCTTGCCCTGCTTCTTTTGCAACACTTACAACTCCACCACCAGTTTGGAAACCGATAGGTTTACCTTTTCCATCTCCTGCAATGATTGCATTTTCTAGTTCTCGTCTAATTCCAGTCGTGAATGCGCGAGTGTAGAGAGTATTAACAAAGCTGGAATCTGCTTCGAGTTCATAGGTTGCATAAGCAAGGCCCATTAACTTCTCAAGCTTCAGTTCCTTCTCCGTCAGCTTTGGATTACTCGCTGCTACTGCCGCAGCTTCAGATGCCCAATATACTTGAACCCCGCCAAAAACAGTTGTAGCTACACTTGTTTCATCAACGTCGACCCACTTGACGCTGTTTGATCCATCTGTAACCTCATAACTATCTACCAGGTTTAAGATGCCGCTTTCTTTTACAGCACTTTCCATCATTAAACCAGCGTAATCTGTTTGCACCGCAAAACCACCGTCTGCCCCAGTTCCTTCGTTGCCGCCAAGTGCCGCGTTGCTAAATTTGTTTAACTGCACAAGCCTTTCGTCAACTCTTCCCTCGGTTGCGACTGCTTTAACGGCCACGAGTTGGTCTACGAGGTTTTTGAAGAGCTTAGGGGCCGCATTCGATTTTGCTTGAGCGTATACAGGCGTGTTTACCGGAGTATTTGCTTGAGCTTCTGCCGCAATGCGATCAGCTTCGAGTTGATCAACAACTTTTTGGGCTTCAATCTTGGCTTTGACATTCTTGATATCTTCCATTTTTGCAGTGATATCTTCGGCTTTTGCATCCGCGTTGGCCAATAAACCTTTTGCCTCAACTTCTAGTTGAGCCAATTTTGCTAACAGTACTTTCATTTTTAAACCCTCTTCCTTTTTAATAAAATAGCCTTAGAGTATTAACTCCAAGGCAAGCTTTGCTTTTAGAACTGATAATTCTTTCCCGGATTCAGCTGTGCGAACTACTTGAGTCTGCCCATTAGCTTTAAGGAAACTCCTCATTTTATTGATAACTTCGGTTGGTATCATTGCCTGCCCCATGCTTGCAACAAGCCTATTCCCTTCATCGAACATGATCTCGTCGACAAATTTATACTTCAATGCTTCTTGAGCGTTGAAGTATGTCTCTTTTTCCATAAGATCAAGTAGTTCATCTCGGGACATTCCTGTTTTCAGCATATACGCATTTGCAATTCCAGCGTCATGACCTTTTAGCACAATTGCTTCGCGCTCAAGGGCTGTATGATTTCCACGTATTTGCGTTAAGACATTATGAATCATTATTTGGCCAGTTGGGGTTATAACTGTTTTCCCGGCCATAGCTATTATTGACGCTGCACTTGCCGCAACTGCCACGACTTTGTTCAAAACATTGCCTTTGTATTCCATGAGGGCGGTATAAATCTCAGACCCAGCATATACGTCCCCACCCGGGCTATTTATTCCGACTTCAATGTCTTCACCATTGGCTTTTTCTAGTTGGTTTATGATGTCACTTGGACATACCGCTCCAACCTCAAACCAGTCATAAATCCATTTATCATCGTTTGCCACAATGAAACCCTTGATATCAATTTTCAAATCCTCACCCCCTTTCATTGATCATTTTGTAGATTTCATCGATCATATCTTTTGTTGGGCCCGGGGACTTTGCAGGATCAATAGGTTTACCAGCTTCATGCATGTTTAAGGGTTCTAAGTAGATGTCACCCGCTGAGCCTATACCGTTCATATTTTCAAGACGGCGTATATCATTCACGCTCAACCAGCCCCACTGGCGCCCCACTGCGTAAGCAGCAGCACGGCTCTTCGCATCCCCACGCAGCAAAGCGTCGATCTTAAACTCAATGTAATACCCAGCTAAGCGCTCCTGCACGGTCAGAAGTTGCATATTAATAGCTTCTTCCCACCGCTTGAACCACGGAAGCATGGTATACATGATGAACTCTAAACTTTGATGCTCGATGTTGTTGTTTGTTGCACGGTCTAAGTTTTGGACCAGGTGCAATGGTACCCGGTATATTCGGCAGATATCTTCAATTTGGAATTTCTTAGATTCAATTAATTGAGCATCAGCCGGCTTCATGGTTAACTGTTTAAAATCCCCGCCTTCTTCAAGCAACATTGGCTTACCTGCATTGACTAGCCCGGTGTAACTTTTACCCAAATCTTCTTTCAGTCGCAGAAATGCTGCCTCGCTCAAAGTGTTTGGAAATGAAAAAACGCCGCTTGCATTTGCGCCGTTCTGGTAAAACTTATTGCCAAACTGTTCGTAGGCCAACCCTAACCTAATTGCCGAAGCACTATGCTCTATGGGACTTAATCCGATTACACCGTTAAAACTTAGCCCAGGGATATGAAAGACTTGTTCCCTTTGCAAAGTTTTTCCTGTGACATCTCCGCGTATTTTGTACGTGAGCTTTCCGGTACCTTTATCGCGACTTATTGTTGTCATCGACCAATCGTAAGGGTAGAGTCCGACTAATTCACCATTTCTGTTAACCAACTTTTCGCATACCGCATTACCGCCAGTGTTCAGAGAGACCATGCACATTTCCTTAAAGCTAAACGGTGACATTTCTTCGTTCGGTCGGTTGTGGAGGATGTCATATATGGCCAGGTCATTAATTGATTCCCTGTCTCCATCTTTCTTCTTCCGGTAGAGCATGGCCGGCATACTTGCCAGGGTTTCGGACAATACCCTTATGCAGCCAAAAACAGCTGAGTATTTCATGGCGGTTGTCGTACTGATAGGTATTTGTCCATTTATTACGGGTGCGTCATCCCCTTGGATAAATGATCGGACCACATCATCCCAAGCGCTACCCAGAATCAACTTTGCCGCGAATTTTTGAACCTTATTCAATTTCTCACCTCCTTAAAGCAATCTCATTCCACGGGTTTCATATGCATTTTGTTTTTCTTGCCTAATTGCCACAGCCATTGCATTTATCCAAGCTACAATCACGTCAATGCGATCCTTTGACTTATTTTTCATGGGTTTTATGTTCTCGTTACCATCAACAGCTGTGATGACATTACCAAAGCACCATCTGGCAAGAGGATTGTCCTCATGACTAAATTGATTCGACCTTAAAAGTCGTTCAATTTCTTTCATTGCAGGCGACATTCCGGCCATATTTTGAACTACTTCAATGAATTGGACGTCCTCTTTTCCAAGTCTTTGAGTTAGAGTTCTGCTATTCCATGGGTCCGTACCCCCTGTTTGGAAGCTATATTGTTTACTCAATGTCATGATTCGGGCCTCTACAAAGTCATAGTCAACAGCATTACCTGGTGTTGCATGTAGAAATCCGTTCTTTACCCACCTGTCATACGGAACACCATCACGCTGAACCCTCTCCTTCATCTTGTCTTCTGGTATCCAACCCTCGATCAGTACACGCCAGTCAGGAATACCTTCCTGCGGAGGGAAAACTAAAGCAAGACCGGTTAAGTCGATTGTGCTGGCTAAATCAAGTCCTGGATAACACTTCTTCCCCACTAGATCAGCCTTTGACCATTTACCAACCGTCGAATCCCAAAGTGTTAATGGCAGCCATCCGATACGCTTAAGGGAAATCCACTGATTTAAGCGAAGCCATCTAAAAAGCCGCTCAGAACTTTCACTGTTCTGTGCGGCTATGGCTTCGCGTCGTACACTATCGATATCAATTGTGATCCCTAGTGATGGATTAATCTTGTGCCAAAGCTCCTCATCGTAAATGTCTGCATTCTCTGGTGCGGAATAAATTTTTGCATACCACGAAGGATCGACTAATTCCCCATCAATAATTTTCTGGGCCTGATCGTGAATCTCCCAGCCAATTGATTTACGGTCTGGATCGTCACCGGCTGTTGTAATTACCCACCAAAGAGGTTCTTTACGAGCAGCACCAGCACCAAATGTCATTGTGTCCCATAGATCGCGTTTTGGTTGAGCGTGGAGCTCATCAAAAATAACGACTGTAGGATTAAGGCCGTGCTTGGAATAGGCTTCAGCCGATAAAACTTTTAGTATGGTACCAGTCTCGACATTCTCAATTTCTTTCCTGCTGTCGGTAATTTTGAACATTTCTTTTAGGTCTTCATTTTGCTCAATCATACTGACAGCTGCTTTATAAACAAGTGTTGCCTGGCTTCTATCTGCAGCACAACAATATATCTGTCCGCCTGGTCCATCGCAGGCTAAATGATAAATCGACAAGGCAGCAATCAGAGTCGTTTTGCCGTTCTTTTTTGGGATTTCAAGATAAGCATATCTATATTGCCGGTATCCATTGTCACCTACAGTACCGTAAACATCCCAAATAATGTTGTATTGCCACTTTGGAAGGACGAACGGTTGGCCATAAAAGTCATCGGTCAGGTTAAGCATTTGGATAAATTCAATAGGTTCTAGCGCTCGATCCTTATTGTGAGGCATTTCCCTCACCTTGCTTTTCGATTAAATGTCCTCCACACTTTTCGCAGCTATTTCCATGAAAGTAAATATACTTTTGTTTACTCACGTAGTGGATATGATTACAATTCAGGCATTCAAAAATGTGTTTCACTGATCATTCACCTTCTTTCGATCAAGGAAGGCGGCCATCTTCGATTTACCCTTCTTCTCATCCGGCTTTTTCTGTATGGAGCGCAGCGCCGATTGAATTGTCATGATGTTTTCCTTCTCGATCTCTAACATCATCTTTCGTTTTTCCATGATCTTTTTATCGATCGCCAAGAACCTATTATAGATTTTTTCTTTCTGTTCGAGATAGGTTAGTATGTCCAATTTTTCGCTTTGATGGGATTCGTGTATTTCTTTAAGTTCATCGTTGCAAACCTTTTTAAAGCCCTCAAACCTTTTGCATTCGCTATGCAGTAGGCAGTAACGATTGATGACGCCTTCATGTAGGCCGTCATCCTTGTCGATACTTTTTAGTACTTTTTTGATTCTGATAAACTCCTTATGAGCAATCTCGTCGGATTTGACATCCGGCCACTCCTTCAAAGACACGCCTGTAATTAAACCATTTTCAGCTTTTTTCCTGACTGCTTTCTCTGCTTTTGTGCGATGGCCCTTTACCAAGGCCAAAGGTTTTGTCGGTCTTCCACCAGGCATAGGTGCCACCTCCTTAAATCATATAGTTTTGGGAAAAAAATTCGCGTTCCCTTAGCAGGTTGGTCTTGAAGATAGAGGTCCTAGACAATTGATACCCCCTATCCCCTACTAAACGGTGCGGACTCACCTTTAATCTTCCTATGTCCTTTAACACTGTTGCAATGAATGCAAGCGCCTTGATGATTAACACTATCCCAGAACCTTGGATCATTCGGTCCATCAGGAGGATCAATGTGGTCCACGCATTCAGATATGTTATCGCATCCATTCAGCTGTAGCTTACAGAATACATTCTTTGGCTGATTAAGAAACCACTTACTGTACTGACTCCATCGGTACGTGTAGCCTCGCTCATGCGCTGATCCACGATGCTTATCGTATCTCTGTCGCTCTTGCTTGGTGTGCTCTGGACAGAATCGATCTTGTGTTAGGTTTGGACAGTTTGGACTGTTACACATATGCATCGGCTTATTAGGCACCAGTACTACCTCTTCCCTAATAGGTAAGGTATCCCTTCGGCCGCTGTAAGCAGCACAAAGAACGACATCCATGGGTGCAAAAACATCCAATCGATTATAGTTTGATTCATCTAGTTACCTCTCCTTACCTGTCTTATTCCACCCTGGCCACGTCGGTAACTGTCATGAGTCATGGCGGCCTCGATCTCCCACCTTGATATCTTAACTGCCTTACCCATTGGATATTGTAAGGTATCCAAAGATTTAGATTCCTTCGTTTCTGGTACCGGATAAATGGCCATCAACTGCTCGTAAACTTTCGGTTGTTTCTTCTTAATGATCGTCCTAATAGTAGGCACAGATGGCCACCATCCTTTCTCGGTAATAGATAAAGCCATGAGATGACTCACGGCTTAAGGACATAAAAAAGACACCCGCCGCCAAGGTGTCTATAGTTAGGAGGTATAATGAATTTTCAAGAACTCAGGCACCTATAGAATATCACCCTATATACGCCAAATGGTCTAGACTTTTAGCCTATTCGTAGGTTTTCCATTGGGTCAATCAATCCTTTTTGGGTAGCCAATAAGCAGATACAAAGTATGGTATTTTCTTTCCATGCGTAGTATAAGGCTCGGCTAATGTGTAGTGATTCTGCTGCCATATCATTGGTCTTATTTTCAAAGTACTTGAACTTAATAAGTAGTTTGTATTCCATCGGGATCGCCGCGAGAGCTTCAGCTATCAACTCTAACCAATCACCGTTATTTATCTCAGCCAGTTTCATTCCTTTATTCCCAGTCGTATCACCCATCACCCCGCCACTAACAGATACCTCTGGACGAGATGATCCATGGATTATATCGTTACGTCGATCGTTCGTTTCTTTTGATTTCATTGGGTAAGCTCGTAGCTCATCCTCGATTCTCCGAACAACACGTTTACTTATTAGAGGCATCCTTAACCAACTCCATTTTATTTGGTTTATGTTTTACCTACTTTAAAGCTTTAAACTGAATCATTAAGAACATGAACTTCCCTATTGAAGTTTCAAATTTATCATTATCTCCGCTCTCGAGGGCAGCAACTACTTCACCGGCACCATCTCTTAGCTTCTTAAACATTTCTAATACGTCCACATTTAACCAACTCCATTTTTATTTGTAATTACATTGAAGCGTCCACTTGGATTACTAGGATTCATAGGCCTGTATCCGGCTTTCACCATGGCCCCAGCGAATGCTCCCGAGTAAAGGTAAATACCAGTCGCTCTTTGGAAATCTGTCTTCAGTCCATAAACAGATCGTCTTGTGGAGGTCCTTTTGCCAGGCAAGATATTGGCAAATATCCATGCATCCAGCACGTCCTTAACTTCATGCGGTAATTCATTGTAAATTGAGGGATTGTCGCATCTGTCAAAGCGACTTTCTATCCATTCCTTCATTCCGTTACGTATCGATACCTCGCTGAACATACCTGGCCTATACTGCATTTTTCTCCCCTCCATAAAGCATATCAGCCGTTCGCTGCCTGCTCATTTCCGTAATACTCCGAAATGGGTGGAATTCGAAACTCTGATTGGTCTTCCTTAAGCGCTTTCCCGTCATAGGCCCAAGGTAAACCAGCTTTGCACTCACAATGGTAAAGGTATTCATACGGCATCATGTTCACTGTGCGGAGCTTTATAAGAAATCCTCTTCCCCCACAGACTGCGCAATTATTCTCTAGCGCAACCGGTAGCCTCATGCTTTGCTTCTTTTTAATCACTTGATAAGTCTCATAGAATTCTGCGATACTTGGAAGGAATTTATTGACTAATATCAATTTATCGATAGCCTTTTTCATCGCTTCATAATCAAGGTCTTGGAATTTTTCAACGTACAATGATCGTTTAAGGCTTCCGCTTTCTCCTGTAAAACCCGTATTCGCAAAAATTGCACTGATCTTCTTAACGAGGCTTTGTGCTTCGATCTGCGTCAATTTCCTCACTCCTTTTAATCAAGAGCCAATTTTCCACTTGAATTGCTTAAAGCATTCTGCTTTCCTTGATTCCTCAATAAATCCATCGTCATCCATATCCATTACTAAGATTTCGCCCTGGTCTGTTAGCGCAAGGCATAAAACATTTAAATGCTCTTCTTTGGTCATGTTGTAAGTTGCATATAAATTGCTTGGAGCTGGCATGATTTGAATTACCTTGCCCTTCATACCCATCATTTCCTCACACCTTTTTTAATAATTTGATATAAAAAAGCCTGGCGACAGATTATTAATCTATCAGCCAGGCTCAAAGGCTCTGCGGCTCATATTAGACACTTGTTAAAATCTTTGTTTTTCCATCTTCAAATATCAGGATTGTTTGTTTACACATTCGACATTTCTGCTCAATCCCTTTACCCATAATAAACGTATTCGCGTTGAGCTTAAAAAGCTTAATATTTCCTTTGCACGTTGGACAACAAATCCATTCTCCCACGTTTCTCAGCACCTTTTTTTATTTATTACTTTGACTATATAGAGCATTTTGCCCTTTATTTTGTTAGTGGCCCCGGAGCCAAGCAAAAACCCCGGGGCTATTTTGAGGAGGAAGCAAAATGCTTAAAACCGAAAGGTGGAGCCAACACCCCTCGGGGTTAAGTGTAGTTAATTTTTAATCTTTCTGCCATCCGGCAAGCTCTTCAGGAGTTACAGTCTCTTCCCAGTCAAAATTACTTCTTGCCGCCTTGCGTTCGGCTTTCATCTTCTCGATATGTTCCTTTTGTTTTCTTGCAGCTTCAGGATATTTTTTCTCGATTTCTTCAATTTGTTTTTTTTCTAAGGCCTGACGTTCAAGTTCTTGTTTATACTCTTCAGATTCACGCCAGGTGTCACCGGCACGGTATTTGATCAATAAAGCCTTTTCCCTTGAATGAAGTGTGCCGTACTTCTCCTCATTTAAGGCCTGCTCAACTAATTTTCTCTCATACTTTATGACGTATTGATCCTTAAGGCTGTTGAATAACTCTTCTCCGGTTACCGATCGGCGCTCAATACCATCTCCAATTAGCATGAATTCGTCTAGTAGCTTAGTACTATTCCCATATACCTCATAGTGGGCTGCTTCATCAGCCATCCTTTTGATAATCATGTTCTGCAATACCAACCATTCTGGAATATGCAAACCCTCTGAGTAGCCCTGAATTCTCTTAAGAAAAACCTCATCAAAATTCATCATCATACTTACACCCTTCATGATGAGCTCTGATTTATTCATTCCTAATTTCTTGGCCTTAGCCTCTATGTCCGATAAACCATATCCGGTCCCATCGGGTATCCTTACGTTAATTTTGTTGTCTTCCATCTTTATCACGCCCTTATGTTATTTATCTATATCCATTATATATCCAATATGTATCCATTGTCAATATTTTATAAATTTATTATGTGAAACCGATATCTTCCTGCGAGACACCCCGCCTGTCTCCACCCTTACCCCTTGGAGTCTCCACTCTGACGCAAGGGCTTGTCCTTACTCCTGCAAGGGATTGAGCCCCTTTTCTCCCCTGTCTCCACTCTAAAAAAATAGGGTGACTATATAAAAGGGGTATGTGTTGAGTTGATGTGTTAGAGACAACAACCCTTTGCTAAAGGGAAATGTAGTGGATACAGTGGAGATAGTGGAGACATCTCTATATATTCTTACTCCCATGCCCTTGCTGGCCTTTTTTCCTGTCTCCACTCCTGTCTCCACTCCGTCTCCACTCGCATTAAAGCAGTCCATCGAACTCTCCTGGGAAAGAGATACATCTTACCTTCGCCCCACCAAATCTTTTCTCAACATCAAATCGAAGTTTTCCTGTCGCATCTACCTTTGAATGAATCTTTCCCTGATCCGCCCAAGCTCTAATGATCTTCTGTGCCGAAGAATACTTTTCCAAAAAATCATTTACAACGCGTCGGATAATATAAATATTTCCTGCGTCCCTTGTGCCAATTTTGGTATTCGAGTATGTGGTACTGAACTTCTCGTGATTTTCTCCCAAGTAATCCATAAACTCCAACCAGGCGCGCTCCGACTCACTCGCCTCAACGAGCTTTATTAACCGGCTGGCGATAGCTGTCCCCATAGATTTGGTCTCAGCTTGCGCTGTCTCGGTATCTAGTCCAAAAACCCAAACGCTGGAGTAGTAATCAGCGGTCATAACGCAGGCTAATGCGTCCAATTGGCTGTCTATTTTATCGTTATACTGCTGCTTTATCCAAACTTTGGCCCGACGGTAGTAATCGATAATGTCACCATGTTGTGCCTTCATAAGCTCGTTCATGAATGCAATTCCCGCGTGGCCATGGCAATTAGGAAGGAGTCCGTATAGCTGTTGGGATAGTTCCTTGTTTTCGGCAAGTGGCCCACCATCCAGTTCAATCGTCCTGGTCATAAGACCGTCCATCGAACTGGCATTGGTCAGAGGTCCTTCGCCAGTGGTTAACACGATTGTTCTCCACGTGTTTAGTTCCTGGAGTCCAACCTTACCACCTCTGCCCCGCCCTTTACCTTCAGCCAGCATGTACAAAGTACCTGATAAGTCCTGCTTCTTCAACTGAGACAATACTTCACGCTCGTTAACCCCTAGCGGTAGATCGGAGAATAGACTAGCCCGACGTTCTAATGCTGTCGATGTATTATCGAAACTGCTAATGATCACGTTCGGATCACCCCATATCGACATAGCCAACCAGAGCACAGCAGTCTTACCGCCCTGAGAATCACCATGGTTGTGGGTGATAAAGTTACGTTGCGAGAGAACCTTCAATAGCGGAGCCGCAAACCCAGCTGCTAAGATAAACCTGGCATTAGAGGAGTAATTTCGAACCTCATTGGCGATGTTGCACCATTCACCTAAGTCTCCTGCAGTTGAAAACCCTTTCAGTGCGTGTTTACTACCCATATCATCAACATCGATCTCCACGCCCGGAGATAACCCAGGGAAGATAAACTCCTTACCTCTCCATCCAAATCTAGAAACCGCCTTTTGAACTGGAATCCACGGATTACAAAATAGGTATTCATCAAAATACTTCGCAAGACATTTTGCACCCTCCGAACTTACGCTAATCCCCTTATCAGCCAGGGCAATGACCTTTCTAGAGTCTACTGCCATCGATCGCGGGATAACGATGTCCCGCCATCGGCTCATGTGTTTGTAAGAAATCTTGATACTCTCGGTTTCTGTATCATCATTGAATAACCGCGCTGTAATGACCACAGGGCATCCGCACGCCCGAATGACTTGGGGACCGAATTCAGTCATCTTAGTAAAATTAATTCCACTGCTCGTGACCTTGTATCCAAATGGAATTTTATCTCCCTGCGTCGGGGAGTCACTTAAATCTTCCTCGGGAAGGTCGGGGAATTCTTTAAATAGTTCCTGAAGTTCTTTTTGTGCCTGCTGCTTAATCGCACGCTCAAGGTCCACGAGGTTTATCGTCCCCTTAAGCTTGTCCTTTGTCTTGGCGTAAAGAGCCGCATCTTGTTTCTTAACGATCGACAAGGCATTCAACATGTCTTCACTGAACACCTTATCCGTACTTGGTATCCCAAGCATATTAACTTTTGCACGAGCTTGATCATTCTTACCCAAAGAGAAGCTGCAAGGAGACTTAACCCCACACCCATTCGCTGGGCACGAAAAGCCGTGGTTCGTCTTGATGTAGTCGCAAGTATGCGGATTCATCTTGAGTGCTTCAGAGAGCCTAAAATCAGTTCCCTTCGGAGTATAGCGTCCTTTGTCTGGTGATGATAACTCGTGACACTTGTCGATCCCATCCGTGCCTCGAACCACGTTGGTCAGCATCGACAGCCATTCACCATATGTTATGGACGATGCGTGGTGTAGGCAATGCTGCAGGAATTGGCAATTGGCGATCATTAAGTCTGAGCTTCCATCAGTCTCTCGACGCTCAAATGATCCGTGATTGTTACCCGTTAACATAGACTTAAAATCTATATCCGGAATAGCATCCTCCAGTTCAGATGGGTCATAACGTAGGCTTTGATCAAACTGTGTAATGTAAACCGGCTGTTTATTACCGAGTTTATGATTAAGCGTACCTGGTACCCGGAGAACGCGGGATAGGTCTGGGGTTGAATCAAATTTCCATCCACGTTCTGATGCGAGCTTATTGATATAAGCCTGTAACCGAATCATAAGGTTAGAGGCTCTAAGATTTTCTTCTTGAGTTTCAAATATCCAAGGTTCTTTAAAAAGCCAGTATAGGTGTAATCCATTACCTGACCATACGACGATGGACGGTTGGAGGAAATCCGGCAGTATACTTATAGCCTCTTTGACTGTTGCTGGTAAATTAGTTTGTTTATGGGCTGGACCAAGTATATCCATGTCGGCCCATGCGGACGTAATAAAAGATACGTCATTAGCATGGAGCCTTTTATCAGCTTCTATCTCATGCGTTGACCCGCCAAGCCCAAAGTACACGTCTCGCTCATCCTGAATTGCATGCGCAGCGTTCGCCATCATGTTTAAATCGTCAACGGGAAACGACCATGTCTTCCTGTCTGGTAATGTCCAAACATAAACATGGTTACCCGATTCTAGATTATCAAATAGTGCTTTTATGAATTTATGCGTATCTGAAGACTGCCCAGAGCCTGAGTATTGCCCTGTATCTTGATCTTGTGCCATTGAACACCGTCTCCTTAGGGTCCTTAATTACTCTCTTGGGATTCAAGTAAAAGTTGAGCTTTCTTAAGCCAACGGTTTTGATTATATTTTCGGACCTTATCCGGATTCTTCTTTCTCCATGCCCTATCATATTCAAGCTTTCTCTTTTATCTTGGCTATGTGGTTGAGCTTATAACGCCACAATCAACAACGATATCCACCATCTCTTTAACCGTTGCTACTATGTCATAGATGTCAGAATACTCCTTTGGCAATTCCTCGATTGCTACCTTGGATAAATCCTTAGCGGTCATCCAGTCTTCGAGCAGTGATAGAAAACTCTCGTACAGTTGACACTCATCGCCGTTATAAGTGGTTAATGAACGAGTCCATATGTCCTTGGGGCACATACAGCATTCACAGTGGTACTCCATTTATTCTCCCCTCCCATTAACTATCTAAGTTGTTATTCTCCGAACTGTGCCGTATGGTTGCTTTACTTCTTCGGTGATCGGCGGGTTTTCTAAAAACTGTGACAAAGAATCGAGATCAATTAAATATCTATTCCCCGCTCTATGACATTTGAGTTTGCCAGACTTTACGAGTTGCCTAAGCCACCACTCTGAAAAGCATGATCCTGGATCCTGCTCTTTTATAGTTTGGATAGCTTGCTTGATTGTTCTCATTTTAGCCATGATGCAACCCCCCTTCTAGTTCAGGCCAGATTTCTATTTCAGTTACCCCAAGAGCTTCTGATATTTTTTTCCTCCAACCAGGATAGGCAAATATTTTCCCGTTTTCCAATCTAGAAATGTCCGCCGGGTTTACATCTGCCCTCTTTGATAATTGAAACTGAGATAACCCCTTAAACTCTCGCATCTCCTTGAGATTATTAGTCATTGTCATTTTACCCAACCCCCTTGCAACTTGCCTTGGTCTTGAGTACATGGTACAATAAATAAGTTATGTAATTCAATTTTTTATACTAACAAATTAACCTAACGAGGTGTAGTTATGAATGATTTTGACAGTTTTTTAGAAAATGTTGAGCAAGACCTAGGATCATTAACTGAAATTAATAAACCAACCTATTATTTTGAAGAATACCAACAAGTTCTATTTAGCGACTCAAGTATTGTCAATAGGAAATTATTGTATCTTGTCGGATCAAAAGCAGTTACTCAGCCAAAAAGCATTGCGTTTAATAAATCAGAACTGCTAATTGACTTGATCAATCTAGGTATGGAATTTGAAAAAAAATACGGCCAGAATGATGAATTTGCCTACGCAAACGAAATAATAAATTTTTGTAAAAAATATGGACATCCCTTTGAGAGTGAATACTTTAGAAAAAACGCCTACAAGGATAAAAACGGAGAATTTCAAAATATTCATAATTATATTGATCTAAGCGGGAGGAAGCCTCCTACCGGCTATAGTGCTTTTGAAGTAAGAGAATTCAGACGACATGTTTTTATGTTGTATGATACTTTTCAGCTATGGTATGGACTTTTCTTTGATGATCTTCGAAGGGTAATAAAATATTCTCATGATCATTCTTTTACTATTGATGCCAGTAACATCGATGAAAAAATTCGCACCTTAAAAGAATTGTTGCCTTTCAAATTGCTTAAATTAAGTGTTTTTCTGAAATACAACGAAAAAAATGATTCTTATTATATTGAACCGCATGCCGGAAACATCTTCGAAGTGGCAAAGTTTCAGTTTGCTATGTTAGTACTCGGGAAAAGTGAAAAAGGCGTAAAGTTTTGCACAACTTGCGGCAATCCTTTTGAATTCACGCATGGTAATACAAAAAACTGTCCGAAATGCGTGAATGAGTATCAAAAGAATCTAATGAGAAAAAGAAGGGCTGAAAAGAAAGGCGGTCGTTAATAATGGCATCCATCGAAAAACGAAGTGGAAACACTTACCGGATCACCGTTTCTCAAGGTTATGACTCAGATGGAAATAAAATTCGGAAGCAAAAAACCATCACTTTAGATCCTGGTTTAACCAAAAAGAAAATTGAAGATGAACTTAATAAACAAGCGGTCCTATTTGAGCGTGAAGTCGAAAATGGAACTTACCTAGACGGATCCAAGTTAACCTTTGCCGAATTTACAGTACGATGGCGTAAAGACTACGCTGAAAAACAATTGGAACCCAAAACGTTTCACCGATATGAAGATATGCTTAATTCAAGGATCCTTCCTGCAATAGGTCACCTCAAACTAGGAAAGCTGCAACCCACCCACCTGCTACAGTTCTATGACAACTTAGGAGAGAGTGGTATCAGGCGTGATGTAAAATATTCTCTCAAGCCTGAATTCAATGATCTAATGAAGCAGAAGAAATTAAGGATAGTAGATCTGAGCAGACTATCCGGTATATCTGACAAGACTATCATGAGAGCACGATCCGGAAACACATTCTCTTCAAAAACCGCAAGCGCATTAAGTTCTGCTCTCGAGGTGAAACTAGAAATACTTTTCCATGTACATGATACTGGGCCGCTATCCGGTCAGAGTGTTAAGCACCATCACCGGCTCATCAGTTCAATCTTGACATGTGCGGTCCAATGGCAGTGTATTTTAAGTAATCCTGCCGAACGCGTAAAGCCTCCGAAAGTTGACAAGAATGAAGCGGCACATTTTGAGGAAGACATGACGGAGTACATGCTTTCTTTACTCGATGATGAGCCACTCAAGTACAAAACAATGGTATATGTGGCTGTTTACTCAGGTAGCCGCCTTGGTGAGGTGTCCGGCCTTGAATGGTCAGATATTGACTTTGAGAAAAACCTTTTGCAAGTTTGTCGAGCTTCACAATATATACCCGGCAAGGGGATTTTTACTAAGGGTCCTAAGAATGAAAGTAGTAAGCGAATTATTACAATGCCAGCGTTGGTTATGGATCTCTTAAAGCAATATAAAGCATGGCAGAATGAAGAACGCCTTAAGTGTGGAGATCTTTGGGAGGATCAGAACCGTTTATTCACTAAATGGAATGGTAAACCTATCTTTCCAACAACTCCTTCAACCTGGTACCGTAAATTTAGACGAAAGCATAATCTACCTGACGTAAAATTCCACGGTCTGAGGCATACGAACGCCTCCCTGCTTATCGGCCAAGGAGTGGACGTTCAGACAGTCGCCAAGAGGCTTGGTCACACCAAGGCGACAACCACCACAAGTATATATAGCCATTTTCTAAAAAGGCCTGATCAGGAAGCGGCCGACAAGCTTCAAAACCTTTTCAAGAAGAATCCAATTGCTAAGCCGAAAGAAGCATAA